TACACCCCTAATTTAACAGAAAAAATACATATAATATGAGCAACTCAACAAGCATTATGGCTGGTGGTGATGGATTCAAATATCACGCCACAGGAACAGTCACTTCGGTAGGTTATGCAGCAATCGTAGTTCAAGAAGATACAATCTTCACTTCTTTCTCGGTAGATGGAACAAATGTTCTTTCTGCTCGTGGGTTAAGTGGTGTAACTCTTCAGCAAGGAGCATATCTTCCCGCTGGTGGTTCTTCAAAAATCACGGGATTTGTGATATCTTCAGGATCAGTAATCGGATATTAAAATGATAGGCATCGGAATTGGCACTCGAAGTCGCCTATACAAAGGTCAAGCGTGGGATATCGTAAAAGCGTACAAATCACGCATCACAACTGACGGAGGATACTATGAAGGTATCTCTTGCTTACTTAATAAATTAAACAACTTATGAGCAATCTACTAAGTCAAGCGTCACTTGTGATGATTCCGAGTGGCTACAAAGAAGACAAAGTTTATAGTGCAGTCCCCACAGACGGAAGCGGTGATTTATCATTTACCCGTGCATCCAACGGAACACGAGTAAATTCGGCGGGATTGGTTGAGGTTTGCCCGTGGAATTTGTTGTTAAACACAAATACTTTTAGCGGTTGGAGTTTAGAGGGTGGAACTTTGACAAGTGGATTTAATGCACCCGATGGAAGTTCAACGGCATATAAATATGTACAAACAACGGGTGGCATTTATTCGGGTAGTGCTACGGCAACATCAGGCAATAAAACTGTATCTGTTTGGTTAAAAAGTGTTTCAGGCACATCAATTACTTGCAATCTTCAAGATGGAGGAAGTAGTAACGCTACGACTGTTACTGTTACGGGTGATTGGCAGTTGTTTACTTTCACATATACAACATCCACATCACGACCAGCGTTATATATATATTCAATTTCAAACGCATCGGGAATTTACCTTTGGCATCCACAATTAAACGAAGGCTCAACCGCCAAACCCTATTTTCCCACTACCGACAGATTGAATGTTCCACGATTAACTTATCAAAATGGCGGGGGCGGTTGTCCGAGTTTGTTGTTAGAACCGCAGAGGACGAATACAATGCTTTATAGTCAAGCAATTAATTCGTGGGCTACCAAAACCGAATTGACAATAACCGACAATAACGCAACATCTCCCGATGGGACAACCGATGCAAGTTATATTCAACAAACAACGGGCGGAAACGCAGTTACATTAAATTCACAAACTGTTACTGTAACAACGGGACAAGTCCAAACAATTAGTTTTTATGCAAAGGCAAAAGAAGTTACAAGCATTTCTTTGCGTCTTGGTGGCGTTACAATATGGGCGGGAGGAATAAGACCAATTTTTACTTGCGATTTATCCAATGGGACAATAAGCGTTCAAACGGGTTCAATTACAGTATCGTCTGAAAGCGTTGGTAATGGATGGTATAGGTTTGTTGTGGTAACCGCAGCGACAATCGCAAGCGGTGCTGCATCTCTGCAAACGCCAACGGGTGCAATTTTTTCATCAACAAGTGGCGATGGGTTTTATTTGTGGGGTGTTCAATGGGAACAAAACGCATCATACCCCACATCCTACATACCAACAACCACCGCAAGTGCCACAAGGGTTGCGGATGCCTTTTCACGAAACAACATATACACAAACGGTTTGATTACATCAAGCGGAGGAACTTGGTTTGTAGAATTGTTGAATAATGTGGCGTTAGGAAGGGATAATAGTAATGTTTCTTTGTATTTAGGGGACAACTTAACCCCAACAAATGGAAATGGCTTATATTTGGTAAATGGTGGTGGAACGGATAGATTGACCATTTGGAAAAGGGTTTCGGGAAGTGGTGGTTTTTTATACACTACAATAACAAGCACCGTTAAAATGGTAATTAAGTGGAACGGAAGTACTGCGGATGTTTTTGTTAATGGTACAAAAGTTGTTTCTGCAAGTTCATTTACTACAACATTAATGGAATACCTATATTGTGCATCGGGTGGACCTTGCCAAACTGAATTCATCTCACAAATGGACTTATTCCCCACACCTTTAACAGATGCGGAGTGCATCGCCTTAACAACACTATAAAATGAAATTTCAAAAATTCGAGTTCACCCCTACCGAATGGGCAACACTCCAAAAAGACATACAACAAACCAATGGTGAGGAAACAACTTGGAAAGATTGCGCAGTTGTTGAAATTGGGTTTATTTGTTTAGAGACAAACGAAGAAGGCGAATGCACAAAGCAGTCCGACAAATGGGCGGTTGACATTCTGTTTTATTCAGAACCACCCGCAAGTTTTGCCCCGTTTGAGGTTTTCCCAGAACCGTGCGGTGTGCATACTTTCAGCGGTGACGATTCATTGTATCTCAAAACCTTTTGTGCGAAATATCCCGATTCACCATATTGCATAATTAAAAATGAAGAACTTTAATGATACCACGGCATCCATTGCAACTGCGGTCAGCGGTTCAAGTGCTTTCATCACTTTTGCTCAAATTTATCAGCCACTTGTTACTTTTGGGGTGGGTGTTCTTGGTATTATTTCGGGCATTTTGGCGGTTATCTATTGGGCTAAAAAAATCAATAGGATAGATGTCAAGTGAACTCAAAAAAAAAACAAGGCTCAAGGGTTATTTTGAACCCACTCCAAAACGCTTTCGGGTTCTTGGAGATTCCATTGCTGGTGCATCGTTGTTTGTTGCTGGGTTAAACCTTGACAATCCAAAGTTGATGTTGATCATCGGCATTGCGGGTGGAATCGGTAAGTTCATCACAAACTTTTTCACGGATGAAACAAGTTAAATTCAGCGGATATTTCACCGAGCAAGTAACCAAAAAACAAATCTATCTTCACCATACTGCGGGTGGTGGTGATGGTGTTAATTGCTTTCACGGTTGGAATGGAGGAAACATTGCCACTTGCGTTGCCATCTCTCGCAGTGGTGAAATCGTTCAAGGGTTTGATTCTAAATACTGGGCATATCACTTGGGTTTGAAATCTGCACACTTTGTGGGGATGCCATTCATCAAACTTGATAAACTTTCCATCGGCATTGAGATTTGCAATTGGGGATTCTTGACAGAGAAGAACGGCAAGTTCTTAAATTACTTGGGAAAAGAAGTGAAGGATGTTTGCAAACTTGACAAACCATACAAGGGATTTACCTATTTTGAGAATTACACCAAAGAACAAATTGAATCTACCAAACAATTGCTTTTGTTGTGGGAGGAAAAGTACGGAATTGATTTGACCTACAATGAAGATATTTGGAATGTAACCAAAAGAGCATTGTCAGGCAAGAACGGAGTGTTCACGCACAACTCTGTGAGAAAGGACAAAATTGATGTTTATCCTCACCCCGATTTGATATCTATGTTGCAATCGTTGTAAGTTGCTATTTGATTAAGATGATATTCCAAAGAATAAACTTTCACGATAACAAACTGCCTGTTTTCAAAGAGAACAAAGCAAAGGGATTCGTGACTTTTGGTGCTGACAATCTCTATCCTGATTTCCTAATTGAGTTATTCAATAAATCACCCAAACACAATGCCATTGTTTCTGCAAAAGCATCATACATTGCTGGAATAGGTACGGAGGTATTTGGTTCAAACACGGAGGAGATTGCAAAAGCCGAAGCCAAACTTAAAAATATAAACGCATACGAAACCTACGAAGAACTCAAAGCAAAGATTGCATACGATGCCGAGTTGTTTAATGGTTTTGCAGTTGAGGTGATTTGGAACAAGGCAAAAACCGCACCTTCGGAATTCTATCACATCCCTTTCAAAGATATCCGCAAAGGTCTTGAGGGTGATTTCGTGTATTGTGCTGACTGGACAGATAACAAAGCGGAGAAAATCCACTATCAACCATACAACCCAATCACAAGGGAATCCAAGCAAATTTACTATTGCCAATTTTACCGTCCAGGTCAAGGCGAATATCCTTTGCCTGATTATGTAGGTGCGTTGAAATACATTGAGGTTGATACCGAGATATCCAACTATTATTTGAATAGCATCAAAAACGGATTCACGGCACAAACTCACATCCAGTTATTCAAAGGGATCCCCACACCTGAAGAAGCTCGTGCAACTGCAAGGAGATTAAAAGAGAATTATCAAGGCACGGACAATGCCGGTGGGTTAATTATCCAATACAACGACCCAACGGAAAAGGAATCAGTCATCAACAACCTTCAACCTTCGG